ATATCCGCACGTTTTACCGGGATGACATCGACCGTTTTCTGGAAATACGCACCCGGCGCATCAACCAGGACAGCACAAAGCGCGTCCCCATGTTCGCAAAACTGCGCACCGCCCGCTACCTGAAAGCCCGTGCAGATGCTTCCGGTGTGACGGTGGGTTACAGCGGCGTGGCCGCACGTATTGCACGCGTTCATCAGTTCGGTGAGCGCGATCAGGTTGCGCCGGGCATTTTCACCGATTACCCGGTACGTGAGCTGCTGGGTATCAGCCAGGCAGATGAGCGCCTGATTTATAACACGGTGCTGGGCCGGATTGCGGAGGCTGTACGGTGAGCGCAGAACTCATGCGGCTACTGAGCAATATCATCCGCACCGGGATCATCTCTGAAGTTGATGAGAAGTCCTGGCGCGTGCGCGTTCGCAGCGGCGAACTGGAAACAGGCTGGTTGCGCTGGAACACCACGCGCGCGGGAGCCTTCAATGTGTGGCTGCCGCCATCACCAGGCGAACAGGTGGCAATTGCCTGCATTGGCGGCAACCCGGAAACCGCCATGATAATTGGCAGCCTGTGGAGTGATGCCATTCCGGCCCCCGGCAAAAGCCTGAAAGAAATCGTGGTCAGCGCGCCGGATGGCGCGGTGTTCCGCTACGACGCGGACGCAGGCGCACTGAGCGCCAGCGGCATGAAAACAGCCACCCTGCAGGCATCCGTCAGCGTGACACTGGATACGCCCGTCGTGGAATGCACAGACCTTCTGAGAACGGCGACGCTTGACGTCACAAAAGGGGGAAAGATGAGCGGCAATATCACGCACAGCGGCGGCAATTTCACCTCAAACGGCATTACCGTGCATACGCATAAACACGGTGGCGTTAAAGGTGGCAGCGATTCGACAGGAGGCCCGCAGTGACAACCCGCTACACAGGAATGAACCCGGACGGAACGGGAAACCTGAACGATATGGAGCACCTGAAACAGTCAGTCAGGGACATCCTGACCACCCCGCTGGCAAGCCGGGTTATGCGACGGGAATATGGCAGCCTTGTGCCTGATTTGATTGACGAACCCATGAATAACACCACGCGTCTGCAATGCATGAGTGCTGCCGTGATTGCACTGACGCGATGGGAACCCCGCATTGCCCTGGACGCTATCGACGTTGTCTGGAAGGCAGGAGGCCGCGCCGGGGTGACGCTGTCGGGCACTGTCATGCAGACCATGCAGAATGTTGAATTAACCATCACGCTGAGAGAGTAAATCATGCCTGCTGTTGACCTTTCCCAGTTACCGGAACCCGCCATCATCGCGGAGCCTGATTTTGAGGCAATTCTGGCTGACACAAAGGCCATGATGATTGCGTCCTATCCCGCCGAACAGCGTGAAGCCGTTTCCGCCGCGCTGGAGCTGGAATCGGAACCCCTTAACGTTATCGCTCAAACCATGTCGTTTCGTGAAATGCTGTTACGCCAGCGGGTCAATGAGGGCGCACGCGCCTGTATGTTAAGCCACGGTTCAGGGACAAACCTGGACAACCTCGCGGGCAATATGAACACAAAGCGCCTGGTTATCACTCCGGCAACGGATACCACCGACGCGGTGATGGAGAGCGACACCTCGCTGAGACTACGGGCGCAACGGGCGTATGACGGCCTGAGTGTTGCAGGCCCGTCAGGCGCATACGAGTATTTTGCACGCAGCGCCAGCGGTCTGGTGCGTGATGCGCGGGCCATCAGCCCGTCTCCGGCCTGTGTGACGCTTTCCATCCTGTCCACTGAGGGCGACGGCACTGCAACGGAGGCGTTGCTTAATACCGTTCGCGCCGTTCTGAATGCAGAGGATACCCGCCCGGTGGCCGACCGCCTGACCGTACAGAGCGCCAGAATCGTGACATGGCGGCTGAATGCAAAACTGTACTTTTACCCCGGTCCGGAATCCGAACCTATTCTGGCCGCGGCGGAATCGTCATTCAGGAAGTGGCTGGCTGAACAGGGGCTTATCGGTCAGGACGTGGCGTTGTCCGCCATTGCTGCCGCACTGCATGTGCACGGCGTGCAACGCGTGGAGATAATCGAACCCACACAGAATATGGCCATCAGCGACATACAGGCGGCGCGCTGTGAGTCATTCACCATCAGCGAAGGTGGACGCAATGAGTAATTCGTTGTTACCACCATCAGCCAGCAGTTTCATGCGTTGTGCCGAAGCCGTCGGAACACGCATTACAGACATTCCGGTAGACCTCAATACGCTGTGGTCGCCGGATACCTGCCCGGTGCATCTGCTGCCTTATCTCGCCTGGGCGTTTTCCGTTGACCGCTGGGATCGCAACTGGCCGGAAGAGACAAAGCGACAGGTAATTCGTGATGCATGGCTGATACACCGACACAAAGGGACCATCAGCGCACTGCGAAGAGCCGTGGAGCCTCTCGGCTACCTGATTGAAGTAAAGGAGTGGTGGCAACTCAACGAGGAGCCAGGAACATTTCGCATTGTTGTCGGAGTACTTGATCAGGGCATCACCGATGAAATGTATCAGGAACTTGAGCGCCTTATTGCGGATGCAAAACCAGTAAGTCGCCATCTGACGGGGCTGGCGATCAGCCTGAGTGTGAACGGAAAGATTTTCGTTGGTACGGGATGCTATCACGGCGATGCCCTGACGGTTTATCCCTACACCCCGGAGTCCATTATTGTCGAAGGGGATTATTTCCCTGCCCCGGCCATTCATTTAATTGATAATCTGAGAGTAAACGCATGACAGTGAAATACTACGCCATTCTGACTAATCAGGGCGCGGCACGACTGGCTAACGCGACGATGCTCGGCAGTAAGCTGAATCTGACGCAAATGGCCGTTGGTGATGCAAATGGTGTGTTACCAACACCAGACCCTGCACAAACAAAACTGATTAACCAGAAACGCATTGCACCGCTGAATCTTCTGAGTGTTGACCCTAACAATCAGAGCCAGATTATTGCGGAACAAATCATCCCTGAAAACGAGGGAGGATTCTGGATCCGTGAGATTGGTCTTTATGATGATGAAGGCGTACTTATTGCGGTGGCAAACTGCCCGGAAACGTACAAACCGCAGTTGCAGGAAGGCAGTGGACGCACCCAGACTATCCGCATGATTCTGGTTGTCACGAACACCGAAGCCATCACGCTGAAAATCGACCCGTCTGTGGTTCTGGCAACCCGCAAATATGTGGATGATAAAATCTCAGAGCACGAACAGTCACGACGTCACCCGGACGCCTCGCTGACCGTAAAAGGTTTTACTCAGTTAAGCAGTGCAATTAACAGTGAATCAGAAACACTGGCCGCAACACCGAAAGCGGTTAAGGCTGCATATGACCTGGCTAACGGGAAATATACCGCCCAGAACGCCACCACTACACAAAAAGGGATTGTTCAGCTCAGTAGCGCCACGAACAGCACGTCTGAAACGCTGGCAGCGACACCAAAAGCTGTTAAGGCGGTAATGGATGAAACGAACAAGAAAGCACCATTAAACAGCCCGGCACTGACCGGAACGCCAACAACACCAACGGCGGCACAGGGGACTAATAGTACCCAGATCGCAAGCACGGCTTTCGTTATGGCCGCGATTGCCGCACTTGTAGATTCGTCACCTGATGCACTGAACACGCTGGACGAACTGGCTGCGGCGCTGGGCAATGACCCGAATTTTGCGACCACCATGACTAACGCGCTTGCGGGTAAGCAACCGAAGGATGCCACCCTGACGGCGCTGGCGGAGCTTGCCACATCAGCAGATAAACTCCCATATTTTACAGGGGCAGATCGTGCCGCGTTAACCGCGTTGACAAGTGTTGGACGTGCCATTCTTGGCAAAACCAGCACTCAGGGAGTTCTTGATTACCTTGGTTTGGGGGAAGGCTCTGCGCTGCCTGTTGGTGTGGCCGTTCCATGGCCCTCAGCCACGCTGCCAGCGGGGTGGTTGAAATGTAACGGCGCAGCATTTTCTTCTGAAATGTACCCCAAACTGGCAAAAGCCTACCCCGCCAATAAATTACCGGATTTACGGGGAGAATTTATTCGCGGCTGGGATGATGGGCGCGGGGTGGATGCTGGTCGCGCTTTGCTTAATTGGCAGCCACACACAATTTTGGATCATGCACACTATATGGAATTATGGACCGGGGGCGGACTTGCCGCGGGAAGTGCACGGGAAGGAGTAAACCCTGGAATACTGGCTACATACGGGGACGGGGGAATAGTTAAAACAGACGAACCCGGTTTAAAGGTGCCTTCCTCACTACGAGCCATTAGCTCTCGTAATGTAAAACGGTTTGGTGAAATTAGTGGAAATGTAGGTACAGAAACTCGCCCTCGCAACGTTGCATTCAATTACATCGTAAGAGCCGCATGAAAACGTTGGTTTGGGGGAAGGCTCTGCGTTGCCCGTTGGTGTACCCGTTCCGTGGCCCTCAGCTACACCGCCAACGGGCTGGCTGAAATGTAACGGCGCAGCATTTTCTTCTGAAGATTACCCCAAACTGGCACAGGCTTACCCCGCGAATAAATTACCGGATCTACGGGGTGAATTTATCCGTGGCTGGGATGATGGACGTGGCTTGGATGCTGGGCGTGCCTTGCTAAGTCTTCAGGATGACTCCTTTGAAGCGCACAGGCATGAGTCCTTTTTTTATGCGGGTATTTCACGTAATGAAACACCATTAAAAAATCTTCCAAGTTCAGACGAGATGCTGACTTTAAGTTCCACAACTAATGCCTTGTCCCCGGACAGTATTGATGCCACCAACTCGTTAATTGGTAATGACGATTACAACTGTCTTATCGAAGGGAATAAAAATAACAAACGAACAGCGACAGGACTGAGTACCAGTATTGTCGGCACAGCAGAAACACGCCCCCGCAACGTTGCATTCAATTACATCGTAAGAGCCGCATGAAAACGTTGGTTTGGGGGAAGGCTCTGCACTGCCCGTTGGTGTGCCCGTTCCGTGGTCCTCAGCAACACCACCAACGGGCTGGCTGAAATGTAACGGTGCAGCATTTTCTTCTGAAATGTATCCCAGACTGGCAAGGGCTTATCCCACCAATAAATTACCGGATTTACGCGGTGAATTTATCCGTGGCTGGGATGATGGGCGCGGGATTGATGCGGGACGTACCCTGCTTTCAGGGCAGGATGGTACAAGTTTTTCTCATTACGGAGGTAATTTCGACATTGGGTCTGGTCATTCAATCAATAACTATGACCAAATTGTTTCTAACCAACCAGGCTTTTCCCGTTTTTCATTTGCAGGGCCTTCACGAGGTGATGGGGTTAATTATGTAACCATTCGTCCTCGTAATATTGCGTTTAATTACATCGTAAGGGCAGCATGAAAACGTTGGTTTGGGGGAAGGCTCTGCGCTGCCCGTTGGTGTGCCCGTTCCATGGCCCTCAGCCACGCCGCCAACGGGGTGGCTGAAATGTAACGGTGCAGCATTTTCTTCTGAAATGTACCCCAATCTGGCAAAAGCCTACCCCACCAATAAATTACCGGATTTACGCGGTGAATTTATCCGTGGCTGGGATGATGGGCGTGGTGTGGATGCGGGGAGAGCAATATTATCCGCTCAGGGCGATGCCATACGTAATATCTATGGTGAGTTCAAGACTGTAAACACCGAAAATTATTCAATATGGGAATCAGTAGACTCATTTAAGGGGGCAGTGGTGCCTTTGAACCCCTCAACGAACAATAGTTATTTCTCCTTAATCAGAAGTATGGTGATAGAAAGAACAGATGGCTCTGTTTACCCAAAAGTGATTGGCCTTGATGCTTCAAGAATTGTTCCAACTGCAAACGAAAACCGTCCTCGTAACATTGCCTTTAATTATATCGTAAGGGCAGTATGAAAACGTTGGTTTGGGGGAAGGCTCTGCACTGCCCGTTGGCGTGCCCGTTCCGTGGCCCTTAGCAACACCACCAACGGGCTGGCTGAAATGTAACGGTGCAGCATTTTCTTCTGAAGATTACCCCAAACTGGCAAAAGCCTACCCCGCCAATAAATTACCGGATTTACGGGGCGAATTTATTCGCGGCTGGGATGATGGGCGAGGAATTGATGCAGCACGCGCTTTATTGAGCATTCAAACCGGGATGTTGGAAAAACACCGCCATATTGTTGTAGCTAACGATGGATATGACACAAAGGATGAATGGGAGTTGGCCACGATTTTCAAAAAAACATATACACAAGGCAGGGGGCTTGATGCCACAAATACAGGAGGGAGTTTGATTCCATCACCAACGCTTCATTCACGAGGAAGTATTGGTAACACAGGTGGTAGTGAAACCCGCCCCCGCAATATTGCATTTAACTATATCGTGAGGGCGGCTTAGTTATATTCAACTGGCTGCTGCCAGTGGTATTTCCGGCCGGTTGATATCTGGTGCCATGTTTATATCCATTGCGTTCAGTGCGTCTATATAATCCAGCACGGCGTTAAGCCGGGTGGTTTCTGCCTGCGTCAACTTCCGCCCGGCCTGCAACTTCAACTGAATCAGACTTATGGAAGCCATTGCCGCATCAGCCAGTGACTGGCGCTTGGTTTCTGCCGCTTCTACTGCGGCACCATGTTGTGCCTCAGTATCTGTCACCCATTTTTCACCATCCCATTTATCGTATGGTGTTAACGGGGCGATAGTGGTTGTATTTTTCGGGTAGTCACCCAGCGTCGTGATTTCTTCGGTGTTTCCCGTGTCAGTGCTATAGACGGTTTCACCACGATGATCTGGCGTATACTCCCATGAATTTAAATTCTCCGAACGGCGGATAGCATAGCCCGCTTTATGTGCGCCCGGGGCATCTAAACAGGAATTTGCCGGAATACCGACACCCGCAGCAAGATATTCAGTTGATTCGGAAATATATTCCCGTGTCTCACCATCATAGTTATAAACGACGATGTTTCCTGCCTGTACGGCAATAAGGTCATCATTTAATATCGCGTTATTCATTATGCGGTTCTCACAATATAATTGAAGGCAATATTGCGTGGGCGGGTTTCATTCCCCACTGAGGATTCCGTTCTGTATTGACTGGTAAATCTACCGTTAATTGCACCTTGCCGGACGGCGTTATCTGTCGACAACAGACTATCCCCTCCTTTGTCATTTGGCACCAGTACCGTGTTATCCCACGCGTCCCATGACCGAATATTATGATAATGACTTCCTGTTAACCACCCCTGTATGCTTAAGATGCCCCTTCCCGCATCCACCCCGCGCCCATCATCCCAACCACGGATAAACTCACCGCGTAAATCAGGTAATTTTAACGTTGGGTAAGCCTTTGCCAGATTGGGGTACATTTCAGAAGAAAATGCTGCGCCGTTACATTTCAGCCACCCCGTTGGCGGTGTTGCTGAAGGCCACGGAACGGGCACGCCAACGGGCAGTGCAGAGCCTTCCCCCAAACCAACGTTTTCGTTTTATCCCTACCTATACCAACTATGTATTTTTCACGAAACAAAGAGGATGTTTTTTATGCAAATTGGCTATATTCGTGTGTCAACAAATGACCAGAACACGGATTTACAACGCAATGCACTGAACTGCGCAGGATGTGAACTGATTTTTGAAGATAAAATCAGCGGAACGAAATCAGCCAGACCGGGATTGAAAAAACTGCTCAGAACGCTATCAGAAGGAGATACGCTGGTTGTCTGGAAGCTGGACAGACTGGGCAGAAGTATGAAACACCTGATCACGCTTATTGAGGAATTGCGGGAAAAAGGTGTTAATTTCCGTAGTCTGACGGACAGCATTGACACATCAACACCCATGGGGCGTTTCTTTTTTCACGTCATGGGGGCTTTAGCCGAAATGGAACGTGAATTAATTGTAGAGCGTACACTGGCCGGGCTGGCAGCAGCACGCGCACAAGGACGCATTGGCGGACGTCGCCCGAAGTTGACAAAAGAACAACATGAGCAAATAGCGAGACTGATTAAAAACGGTCATGACAGGAAACAACTGGCGATCATTTACGACATCGGCATATCGACGATTTATCGTTATCACCCTGTAGGCGATATACAGGCTGAAGAAACAACCAGGCAGACTCAGGAAAATGAAAACCGCTAATCTGACCATTAGCGGTTTTGCGTTAATCAAAACAGCCCTTTAACGGAGCTGGCCGCGCTGTTAAGAGATGATGTCACCTTATCTTTGAAGCCGGACAGCATATCACTGAACGATGAGGATTGCAGGCGCTCCCGCAAATCCTCATCACAGCGTTCAAGGGTCAGTGAAAATTCTATCTTTTTCGCCTTACCGTAGCGATCAAACTCGGAACGGGTCGTATTCGTTTCAGTCAGCACATACATGCCGTAAATCTGCCCGACGCCATCAATCAGAGGCCAGGGGCGTCCTGTATACGCCTGCGTGGTCAGCAGCGACAGCGATACTTCGCCACCTGTAATTTCAGGATAAAGCACACCAGAAAGAACGATGCGATCATCTCCTGCACCGATATACTGCCAGCTTGCTGAACGGTTAACGCGTTCATTTTTCACATGCCGCCAGCTTTTGTTTTGCTGTAACTGCTGATGCGGCAGCGTGCGCAGCTCAAAAACAAACATGCCGTAGATCATCATCATGGCCATGACTCCTCAATCTTTATCGTAAAAACTGCCACGCCCGGCACGGGCGCGCCGTTCCATTTCTGCCCTGACCATTTCACCGACCAGTTTCGCCAGTTCGCGGGGATTCTGTGTAACAACGTTATGCAGATGAACATGAATTTCACCGCCAAATCCGGAGGCAACCGGCTCCCGGTTACGGGAAGTTGCAGGAACTGATGCCACTGGCGATCGTATGGCCTCCGCCACCGGGCGGGAGCTGGCCGCAACAACAGGGACCAGCGCCGGAGGCAGCGGAGCCGGGACCACGGGTGTGATATTAATTGCGGGGGCAGGCTTACTGACCTGCGCAATCTTCCGCTCCTGCCACTCCCCACGAACAGCCAGTGCGCGGGGCAGGTTCTTAAAGACAATATCGCCGGGGCCAATGCGTTTTTTCGTCTCATCAACCAGCTTACCTGTGTTATCAGCAATTTTGCTGAGTCTGCGTAGCGTCCCGGTATTGCTGTCTGTGAGCGGTTTGTTGTCTTTGGGTTTATCACCTCCGGTGCCATTGCCATTTTCCACAGGCTTCGGCGGATTGATTTTCGCCAGGTCCCCCTGAAGCAAGGCAACCTTGTCCTGAAGAATGGCCGCACGCTGTGCGTCTTCGATTTTCTTGCGCGCCTTTTCCGCTTCATCCGGAAGGACGCCAAGTTTTTCAAGTATCCACGCCAGCGTATCCAGTAGCATTTTTGCAGGTGTCAGAACAAGCTGTAACGCACCGCCAAGAACGTTACCGAATATCTCGCCAGCACTGGTACATTTATCCAGCGTTTCCTTGCTGGACTCCATCGGTGACAGCAGCGATTTAAACCAGTTAAACACCTGGCTGATCCCGCTTCCGATTGCGTCAAAAACAGGACCAAACCGTTCAAAGGTTTCGCGCAGCGGGGTCAGCCTTTCCATAATCCCGCTGAACACCCCGGCAAAAAATGCCCTGATGGGATCCCAGTATTTCCAGATAAGAACGGCAGCTCCGGCAAGCGCAGCCACGATAAGACCAACCGGACTGAACAGCGCCCCGATAGCGCCTCCCAGTAAAGAAACGGAACCCGTCACCATTCCCCACAGCGCTGGCAGGACCCTGACAGCATTCATTGATCCGGTCAGGAGAGAAAAACCAAGACGCAGTTTTGCCAGCGGACCAGCAAGCACACCAATAGCCAGCGACAACGAGCCAACCGTTGCAGTCATTGCCAGCAACGCACCGCCTGCTATCAGTAGCTGGCGCGTCAGTGCCGGATGGGCCTGCGCCAGCGCCGTCACCCTTGATACCACCCGCGTGAGCCACTGCGTGACAGAACGCAGCGGACCGTCAATCAGATCTGCAATGCGGATGCGCACCCCTTCCCATGCACTGCCGAGTGATTTCAGATCGCCGTCAAGGTTGTTGGCCATAACCTTTGCTGTGCGTTCAGCCTCACCGCGCGCGCCTTCAAGTTCTTTTCTCAGTTTGGGTAAGGAACCGTCACCCGCTGCATCAACGAGCGCCATAAACGATGTGAAAGCCTCTTCTCCGGCAATGTCCTTAAAGAACGATACCCGGTCAACTTCCCCGTATTTGCGGGTGGCTTTATAAAGGTCGGCCAGCACATCCTCCATCGGGCGCATTTTGCCCCCAGCATCCGAGACAGACACGCCCAGCTCTTTCAGCGCCTCTGCTGCCGCCTTTGGCGGTGATGCCAGACGAGCCAGGCTGGCACGCATTGCCGTCCCGGCATCACTTCCCCTGATACCCATATTCGCCAGCACGCCCGCCATCGCTGCGGCCTGCTCCAGCGATATTCCCAGCTTGCCCGCCACCGGACCTGCATATTTCATGGTTTCGCCCAGTGCGCGAAGGTCAGTGTTGGTACGGGTAAACGCTGCGGTGAGTGTGTCACCGACCCGGTCCATCTGGTCAGCAGAAAGGCCGAACTGCGTCAGGATATTTGAGCCAATATCTGCCGTCTCGCCGAGATCCATACCGCCAGCCGTTGCCATGCTCAGCACGCCGGGAAGCGCAGCCTGAATGGCCTGCGGAGTGAAGCCAGCCATTGCAAGAAATGCCTGTCCACTGGCGGCATCGCCTGCGGTGAACTGCGTTTCAGAGCCAAGTTTTAACGCCTGCTCACGCAGCGCCTTAAACTGCGGGCTGTTCTGGTCGATTCGCGTCAGTGCCTGAACGCGGGACATCTCTTTGCCGAACCCGATCGCAGGCTGCAAAAAACGCCCGGCAGCATAGCCGCCCGCCGCTGCCGCACCAATTGCCAGCGCACCACCTGTTTTCAGTTTTCCCGCTGTTTCCTGCGCGCGCGAATACCGCTCACGCGCCCGCGTTACACGCGCAAGCGCCTGCCGTTCGCGTTCAAGCTGGTTGTTGTACTGTTCGGTGCGTCTGATGGCCTGCTGGATGGTGTTATCGCTACCTGTCAGGGAAATGCCGTGGCGTTTTAGCTCTCCGCCAAGTTCCCGCATTTTCTGAATTTCCCGTGTGCGCGATTCATTCAGGCGTTCAAGCCGGGTGCTTAACTGCTGCATCAGCTTTTGTTGTTTTTCGCTGAGCACTGTACCCGTGCGTTGTAACTGATTAAGGGCGTTAAGCTGGCGTCGTGCTTTCACGATACCCGCATCCGCTTTACTGACAGCGTCGCGGGCGCGCTCAAATGATCGCGCCTGACGCTCGAGATTTTTGATCGCCCCCTGCGTTCGCTGGATGGAGTCACCAAACTGCCCCATCA